CTTTGTTTCTCGCTTCGTTCGGCGAGAAAATTCCGCCGGTGACGCCTTCCTTGAGTGCCGCGATCCGATCCTTAAACGCGCTGCGCAGCAACGCTTCGGTGTCAAACTCGACGTACTCGTCCGGCTGGCCCTTAAGCTCAAAAGCTTGGCCAAAGGCCTCCTCGACGTGGTTGAGACAGAAACCGAGGCCACCGGCGACCCACTCTCTGATCATGGCCTCTGCCGATCCCGCCGGCGACCCGGTGATGCCAAGCAGCGCGAACGGCACGCGGAACACGAGCGCGATGTCCTGATCACTCATCTTGAGTAGTTCGGCGATCTGCGCGTCGCGCGAGCGCATGCTGATCGGCATCGGCTTCAAGCCGCCGGTCAGGATGACGGTGCCGCCCGCATTGAGGCCTGCGGATTGGTCATTCCAGCGATCCCGCGCGGCGCTAACTTGATCCTTGTCGAGGAGGAGGTCGGTCGTGAGCACGAAGCTCGGGCGCGCCTGATTGGTAAAGAAGGCCAACTGTTGAGCCTTCACCGCATCGCTGGCGGCGATGTCGATTGCGGCCGACAGGAGCGGCGATACGCCGACCAACGGATGATATTGAACGTTCTGGTTTGAGTGCAGTTTGATATGTAACACATCGCGCGCCGGCACATAGGGCAGGAGTTCCTGGCCAAGGCGGTTTTGAATGATGGTGTTACCGCCAAGCGAATAGAAAATCGAGCCGTCCACCGCGACCTGCGGATAGCAAAGCGACGCCCGCATAGGATGAAGCTCATCGATTTCATAACGCGAATTTCGCAGCGCGAGCGCGTAAGCGTTCCCGTCCAGATAAAGATCGCGAACCATGTTGAGGAGAAAATCGGAAATGCTTTGGTAGTCGTTTGGCTGGCGCAAAATCCGCGAGAGCGCCGAGGTCGTCACGCGGTCGCGACCGCCCTTCGAATTGCTACGCCAAACATCACCAGGGCACATCGCGACAGTCTGAGAATAAGAAGAAACGCAAGCCTCAACGATTGCATTCGTTGCACCAAACGGGCGGACGCTGTAGCCCTTCTGCCACCAATTCTGAGACGTGCCTTCGACCCCGAGCCAACCACCAGTGACAGGCAGTGTATAAGGCGGCCCGTGGACCGCGCCCTCGGCTTTGCCGACGAGGCGATTGAAAACGCGGGTTAATGCGTTGGCCATAGCACCGCAAGCAGGAAAAAGACCACGAACGCAATCATGAAAGCGATTTCAGGTCCGCGAAAGCGGAAGCCCAATCGCCGGGAGATTTCTGCGAGCATTGATTCATCCTCGGATACCAGACATTTCCGTTGAGCCATCGCCAGGTCGCGGCGTAGGGCAATAGTACGTTGACGTTGGGATGACCAAGCGCGCCCGCCAGATGGACAGCCGCCGTATCAACCGACAAGACCACATCCATGAGCGACACCAACGCGGCCACGTCGGCAAAATCGTCCAACGTGAAGGCATGGATTCCGCTGGCATTTGCTTGATCACGTTCTTGCGTTTGCAGGCTGTAGAGATCGCAGTCCGGTGCATCAAGCAGATCGAGGAACTGCGCGAGCGGGATTTCGCGCCTGGCGTTCGGATGCTCGGCCTCGCTGCCGAGCTTCACCGACCAGGCGATGCCGATCCGCCGCCGCCCCCCATTGCCGATACGATGCCGCCACTTCCGGCAAAGCTCGGGGTCCGCCACAAGGTAAGGCGGCGGCGGGACCGTCTCGGGTGCCGGCCCGAGAACCGCGACCGCGTCAAACATCGGCGAGACAAGGCCGACCTCATCGCCCGCGGCTAGTGGGGCGAGTTGGCGCGCCAGACGTTCGAGCGGCCGCGGAACCTCAAGCAAGACATTGCCCGCGATCTCGCGCACAAACGGGATATAGCGGGCGAGTTGAATCCAATCACCGAAGCCGGCTTCGTGCAACAAGACGACCGGCGCGCGCTCCCCCTTCCATGGGGGCAAGCTTCGGCGCATCCACTTGCCGGTCTCGGTCAACTCGCTCGGGTAAATCTGCCGACAGACACCCCAATCAGCGAAGCCCTCGGCATATCGGCCCACCGAGAGCAGCGTGAGCGCGCGATCCCAGCGGGCATAAGGGCTCTCGCGGATCGCAAGCGACTGGTCGAACTCGACCAACGCGGAATGAAAATCGTTCCGCTGAAAGCAATCGACGCCCTGATAGATGTGCAACGTCGCGATGTCGGGCTCTAGGTCCATCGAAAGGCCAACCAAGTCCCTTCGATGTGTAGAAGCGGCCATCCCTCACCATGTAGCCGATGAAGCGCACGCTGCACGTCAACCGCTGCGTTCGTGTAATCGTGGTAAATGATCACGCCTTTAGGCCGGACTAGGCAAAGCGCAAGGTAGCTATCCTTGTAGACAACTTCCTCACTATGATCCCCGTCGATGAATGCCGCATCGAAGCGTTCGAAGTCATCGATCTTGACATCGAGAGAACCGCGCTCGTGGATCACCACTTCGAAGCGCGGATCGGCGGCCGCCAAATGGCCAGGATGCTCGACCATCTCTCGGCGCTGATGGGACAACGTCGGCTCATACTTCATCGGGACATCTACGCCTACGTAGCGTTGCAGCGACGGAACGTTGTGCAAGAGCACCTTGGCGGTGCGGCCGTCGCGGCATCCGAACTCGATCATCGACTCGGCGCACACGCTGCGCAACAAGCTGGCGATGATCTCCATCTCGCCGGTGTTGAGATATTCCCGATGCAGGCCGAGCCACTCAACCGGCTGCATCGGGAAAGATGTTCGCGAGACCTGTGGAATCACGCCTTGGAACGCGTCGGGGTCTGATGGGTCTCGTGCGCTGATCCGTGCGCTGGCGTGTGTGCCGGTGCTCCCGGTGCTTTCGGTGCTGCCTTCGGGTCGTACGGCGCGGTCGTGTGCTGGTCTGGACCGCTGCCGTCGTCAGCGAGTTCGACTGGCTGACCGAGGGCAATCTTGTTGAGTTCGTCTTGGGTCGGCGTCGGGCGTCCTGCCATGAAGGCCTCCTACGTTTCGGGGGAAGTTTAGGATGCCCTCCGTCGTTGCAGAGAGCATCCTATACCCATTAAGGACACGTTAGCTTCACCAGGTTACGCCGGTCAACCACGACACCATTCCGGTCCGCCTCAACGTCCAGTTCAGCGGCCAGACCAATCTAAGAGCCAGACTATCGGTCTGAAACATACTCTTGACCGGCGTAGCAGGACTCGGCGTACCGCCTGTGATGTCGGTCGGCGCGGTGTCCTCCATGTGCAGGGTCGCTTGGTCTGAAACTTCGAACCTCGGACTCTCTGCGCCCGCCGTCACAAAGTCCGCCGCGTCGAGCGCGATCACCATTCCGAGCGGAACGTTGCCGGACACGATGAGCTTGAACGAGCGCAGCCTATTGGCGGCGACCTCGTCCGCGAACGGGAAGAGTGCCGTTGCGGCCGCAGGCGGTTGCGTCAGCGAGATCGACAGTGCTTGCTGCGGGTTAATGAGAAACACACCGTTCCTGATATGGCCAGCCGTCGCGGTGAGCAGCGCCCCAGCGAGTTGCTTGATGTCACCCACCAAGGCATTGAAGCCGCCGCCCGCTGTGGGTGTGAGACCACTAACACCGTTGCGCAGACCGGCGGGCCTGATCGAAGTCGCCGGGTTGGCATCGAGCAGCACGGTATCGATGGCCGTCCCAGTGTCGAGCGACACTGAGTCGCGTAAGATGCCTTCGATTGCCGGGATGCTGTGCTCATTCATCTCCCTCGTATAGGTCGTGATCACACCGAGCTTCTTTGGCACAATCGCGATAGTCGTGAACGCGCCCTGCCGCACCGGGATAGCTGCGCCTTCGCCGACGAACGAACCTGCGAGCGATGGCGTTGCCGCGCGCGCGGGAATCACGATCTTGCCAGCCTGGCCGAACGTGAGCGCGAGGCCCAAGTTGGCAAGCGAAGGCATCACGGTCGAGGGCGATAGCAACTGGAGAAAATCCCCATAGACCTGCTGGGCGAGTTCTGCCGCCCATCCTGTCACGTTGGTCATCGCGGGCGCTGACGCTGCCTTCTGGCAATAATCGACATATGCCTTCGTGCATTCGTCCTCGCCGTAGAGAGTCACGAGCACCTTCTCGACGGGTTGCTTCTTGACATGGGCGAAGGCCTCAACAACGCCCTGCCGGATCAGGTATGTGAGTGCGTCAACTTTCTTTGGCGTGAAGCCGTAAGGCCTCGCACCGTTGCCGCTGCGCGCGGGCGTGAAGTCGCGCGCCGGCACGAGCGCCGTGCCACCACCGCCACCGCTGCCATTGCTCGCAGATTTGGCCAACCGCTGCTCGGCCTGCTTGAGGTTGTTGAGATTGCGCTCGGCCGTGGCGATCTTTTGATTGAGATCCTCGGTGACCGCCTGCGCGGCGTCGTCCGGGTTCGAATCATCGATGGTCTCGAGATGTGCGGTGAGTTGGTCTTGCAACTCGACCTTGAACTTCTCGGCGGCATCGATGCGCTGAGAAAGCAACATGGGATGAACTCCCGTCTTGGGATGAGTTTTGCCGGACGCGGCGGTGATCACCTGCTTGCGTTTGTTGCCATGCTCGGCACGCGTGCGGGCGTATGCGGAAGCGCCGCCGGTGCTCTTGTTGCCATGCTCGGCGAACACCAGGCGTTGAACTTCCGGTGAAAGATGCAGTGACTTTGCCACCGCCAGCGCGTTCGGATTCGCGGGGATGGCCACGAGGCTAACCTCGACAAGCTCTGATTTTGTGTAGACGGATGGCGCGAACGGGTCGTTGCGATGCGGATCGACTGCTCTGCGCTCGAGCGGTTTGAAGCCGACGCTGACCGCGCGCAGGATGCCGGCCTCGACCAAGCCGCGGATTTCATCGATGCGGTCTGAGATACCTTTCGGCGCGAGGATGAGATCGCCGCGCAGCGCCTTGTCGTGAGTGCGGATGTTCGACCACGTTCCGACCGGGAAGTCTGCGCGGTGCGAAAATAATGCTACCGGATTTCTTTTGAAATTTTCGGTCTGCCAACCTTCGACCTCTACGATATCGCCGAACCGATCCGGCGTTGCGTCACTCAAAATGAACTCAGGTCCTTTGCCGGCGGCGACGTGCTGCTTGTGAACTATGCCACGCGTGCCAGCGCTCTTTTGGCCCCACGCGTCTTCGCAAATGCTTTCCGCATCGTCGTCTGAGATGTCGTCGCCATCGCCTTGAACTTCATCAAGGCAACGATCCATGAAATCGTCTTCGCTCTCGTCGTCATCTGGTATAGGCGCGTCCGCAGCCGCGCGCGCGATCTGCACGAGCCTGTCGATTGCTGCTTTTCCCTTGCCGAATTTCTGATTCCAGTTTGCGATGATCGCCGCGACCTGCTCGATGCTCTTGCCGCTCGGCTTTTTGCCGCCGTGCGCCTCGCGCCACGCGCTAAAGCACATCGCAACCGCTTGCTCTTGTGTTCGGTCTGAGGGCGCGCCGGTGCCATAGGCCTCGCTCATGCATCTGCTCATGAACGCGTCTTGCTTTTCACCCGCCTTCGGTTTCGGGAGCGGCATGGCCGACCTCCTGCTAAGTGCTTGATTTTCCTATAGGACTTTATTTGCTACGCCCCCTGGACGTATGCGTCCCCCGGTCATATATTAGAGGTACAGAAAGGAACCCCAATGACCATCAAAGTTGACACGGTAACCGCACCATCCGTTTGGGCCTGTTACCTCATTAACGGCGACGCTTCGGGCCTCGAAGACGTAGAGATCAAAGCGTGCGACGCGTGGTGCGACAGCATTGCGCCCTGGTATGTGGTCGATGTGGCCCGCGACGAGAACGGTGAAGGCGACGAACCGCGCTTCACTTGGTCCTACCGCCTCCATGGCGGCGACGCGGAAGGCGGCGAAGTTCTCGATTACGTAGTTCACTCATGATTGCAGCCCATGCACTCGACCGCGGCCGCGGATTTGGCAACGAGTGCATGACTGGCAACCCCAAACGAAACGAAACGACAATGAAAATATTCAAGCTCGAAATCGAATGCGACAACGATGCGTTCGGTGGCGACAACTTCGAGGTAGGCGCGGAACTCGCTCGCATCCTGCGCGCCACCGCTCAGAGAATTGAGCGTGAATCGCTCTACCCGAACAGCGCCCAATGGTTGCGTGACGTGAACGGCAATCGCGTCGGCACTTACAAGTTCGAATCTCGATGATTGCAGCCCATGCGCCTGTCGGCTCGCTACCAGGCCGGCGCAATGCACGGCAATCACGCCGATTAAAGGAACGAAAATGGAAATCCTAAAAGGCCACGTCTCGCCCGAGACCGCCTACGTCGTGGACGACTACCCTTATGGGTTTCGTCTGCGCTGCAAGATTCGCTACTGGCTGGAGCATCACTCGAAGCGCGGTTTTCGCTTCATGTCGCAGACCACTAACCCCAAGCGCGGCAACGTGTGGAACAAGCCGAAGGCTTCCACTTACTGCAAGTTTGGCGGCTGCATGTTCCTCAACGAGGAAGGCCATGTGAATTGGGCTGGCCTCACCGAGTACAGCAACGGCCAGGAAGCCAAAAACTTCGCCGACAAGTACGGCGAGGGCGTCCCCGAGGCGGGCAAGGCGCTGCTCAATAAGTGGGTCGCCGCCAAGCTCGCCTACGACGCCGCCCGCGAGACAACCGACCCGCTCAACGTTGGCGTCACCGAGGCCATGAAGGCCTTCACCGAAGTCAAGTGAACAGCACAGAGGGCCGTCGCACGCGGCGGTCCTCGATGGTGTTCATCCCTCAAACGAAAGGAATGAAAAAATGATCCCCAACTCTTATCGCTCCAAGAATCTCACCGCCGCCCTTGAGGCGTTAGTCGATGCTCACAGCGTCCATGCCGTGCTGCTCGACCTGGCGTTCATCTGCGGCGAGAAGGCGGATCACATCCGCGCCAACTGGCAAGACCCGGTCACCGCGAAGGCCTGGGACAAAGCAAGCAAAGTCTGTGACGCGGCGCAGGCCAAAGTAGAGGTTTGACAATGACAACCGACCCGACCGAAGACGCCCGCCGCGCCATGCTCGCAAGCGGACAACCGCAGCGCGATCTTGCCGAGGCGAAAGAGACCTGGACGACCGAGGAGCTTTCACGGGACTTCGTAGTCCACAGTTTCCTCGCGCCATTCATCCACGTCACGCGTAAGGCCGACGGCGTGGAAGGCTCAATGGAGTTCACCCATAGCCCGCGCGTTTATTTCGATTTCAAACCGAAATGACGTTTCGGCCGGCGAGCGCCTTGCACGCGCTCGCTCCCGAAGCGCCATCCCGACGCTTCAACCAAAGGAGTCGAAAATGGAAAAGCTTTTACTCACTGCGGTCGCCGCTCTCGCGCTCACGATCAACGTCGCAAGCGCGCAGACAATGCCTAAGTTATCACCAGAGGCCACGGAGAACGTGGAGAACATGCCCGCGATTCTTGCTATGGCAGAATACGTCAAGCAACAGCCGACGCAGCAACGTGACAAGTGGATGGAGTCCGCCGCTGCCGCCCTGGCCTACAACCAACACTGCGAAAGGTTACCCCTAAAAGTACGCATCGCAATGCTTGGAATCACGTTTAGCGATGCGGCAAACTACACCGCGCACTCTAAAAAAATTGATGCCTTGCGCGAGTTAACGGCCGACTTTTGCGTAAAGTTCAAGCCTGCCATCGAGTCTCTGAATCGAACCTTCGAGCACTGACCATGCGAACCGCCCGCACTATCACGGCGGCGCGTTATGCCTGGCTGATCGAGCGGCTCGGACTCAACCAGAGTTCGGCCGCTCGGTTTCTTGGCATCAGCCTGCGCCAATCACAACGGATCGCCGCCGGCGAGCGCCGGATCGAGCCCGCGCCCGCGATGCTGCTTGAGACCATGGTTGCGCAGCGTCTCGCGCCGGATGACGTGCTGCGCATGATCGGAGGCAAGCCCAAGTCATGAGCGCAAGAACCGACGTATTCTTGCGTCCAAACTTTTGGAGGCCTTAGTTCTCGCCGCCTTCGCGCGCTGCTCGGCCAGCCACTTGTCGCGGTTGCGCTTGCGGATTTCTTCCAACAAGTCCGCGCCTTGCTCGGTCGGATCGAGCCAATATTTGCCCGTCTCCATGTCGATGGCCAACAGATCGACGTGAACATCCTTGGCCATCACGCGGCCTCAGCGAGCTTGGGTGCGCTCGTGCCGATGCCTGTGCCACGCTCGCCAATGGGCACCATATCGAACAATGGTGCCTTGCCGAGCCACGCGTCCCAGGCCTTCCATGCCGTGCCGGCGATGACGACCTCGTGCTCGCTGTGGATGTTGATGCCGTAGGCCGGGACAGAGATCGCTGCGGTGCGCGGCACAAGCGCGCGCAATACGACAGTATCAGGCCCTTTCCATTCATTCGCTATGCTGGGGTCGGTCGTTGCCGACGCGGCCCCGTTGCGATCCACCTTGACCGTCGGCGCTTTCTCGTAAGTAAGCGCGCCAGATGTTTTCCCGCCGCCAATCGTAACAACCTGCTTCCTGACGCCCTTTTCCTTCACCGCTTGCGCATAGCGGTCAGGATCGTAACGCTTCAAATCAATGCCGCGATAAAGCTCAAGCTCCTGTTCGCCGGCGCGGTCGAGCAAATACTGCGTCGTCTCCCACTTGGCACGGACGTAGGCTTTGATCCCAGCGTAACCGCCGATGTCGGCATAGCGATGGTCGGCTGTCGATTTCAGGTCATCGACGGGGATGCCTGTCGCCGTCTTGGTGTTGAGCCGACCACCAAGCTCCTCAGCGGTGGCGACTTGCAGCAACATCCCGTTATCGGATGTCGAACTTCCTTTCCACGAATCCCACAGCGTGTGATCGATGGCCGCCAAGCGACCCGCATCAACCGACGTTTTTCTTAGCCCTCGCTCAACGATGATTTCGTTGGCGCGCGCCACCGATAGAAAGCGCGCAAGTTGTTGCGTGCGCTTGTAACCGGCACCGCTGGTCTCGTTGAGCGGATCGAACGTTTCCGGCAACGCCTCGACTCCGAGCTTGTTCTCAGGCGGAGCGTCCTTGGTTTCGCTGTCGGGCTTGTCAACCTTGTCGTTCTCGTAGGCCCACTCGAATTTCTCCTTGTCGGTCATCTGACTGAAATAATCGCCAGCGTATTCTGACGCGCTCTCGTTCAAGTATTCCGGCGCGTCCATCGATCCGCTTTTTTCGTCCGCTTCTTTGTCGAAAGCCTTTTCAATCGCCTTCGTGAGATCATCACGCATGGTCTCAGTTAAAAGCTTAGATGGCTCGGGCGCTTCGAAACCGGGGAGTTGTGGCAGCGTTTCTTTGAAGCTATCGAGCACGCTATCGTCAAATTCAACCTCCAGGTCGCCCTGACCTTCATAGCCGCCTTCGTAATTGAGCGTTATGGCGGCCTGCAACTGTCCGACGGTGAACGGAATTCGCGTCTCGCTATCGCTTACGAATCCATCGATGGCGTCGTGAAACCATTCTGTCGTTTCGCCGGCGTCATGTGCGAGCATCACCTTGGCGTCGTCGGTCGCATTGCCGCTGCTGTACCAATTATCGACTTCGTCTTGCAAAAACTTTGGCGTCATGTCCTCGACGTAAGCGTCCTCAACCTCTTGCTGCTTGACGTTGCTGAGTTCGTCCCAACTCTCGGGATAATACGGCGCGTCTTCGTCGTCCTCGCTGACCGGGGTCACCACGCCGCCCATCGCTTCCGAGAGCTTGACCGCGTCCCTGGTCAAAGAGTCGAGCAGCGGCCGTGCCGCCTGATATTCGCGCTCCAGTCTTGACGCCGTGGCCTTGTTCCACTCGTCGCCGCCGACCTGCACGACTTTCGGATCGAGCTTGACCTCTGCCGCTGGTTTTGCTTCGGCCTCACCGCGTCCACCAGCGCCGCCCGCGAACTGTCCGCCCTCCGGTGATCCCGCGGGCTCGCGCGGATGCTGGGACTCGTCCCAATCGCGGGCCAGCCACGCCGCGGCGAGTTTATTGGCGGGCGCGACCGGACTCGAACCGGCAACCTTCGCCGTGACAGGGCGACACGCTAACCCATTGCGCCACGCGCCCGGAGGGTTTTCATTCAAACCCATCAATGTGGTCCTTGAGGCGCGTTAGATAAATCCTAATCAGATATTCGTTCACCGCCTCGACGGTGGCGATGTAGTGCTCAATCGGCCACTGCGGCGCGCGCGGCTCGTTGCGCAACGTCTGTGCCTGTTGCTCAATCGAAGGATACGGACCTCCGCACAGGCATCGCATGCGTCACCGATGCAGCGGCGGCCCGAACACTTGCCAGCCCAAGAGCAGGAACAGGACAAACAGCAAGATCGCGTTGCCGCTGACCGCATACCCGCCAGCGACCACACCGAAATGCGTGAGCAGGCCGAAGACGAGCCAGATCAACATGAGCACCCAAAAACATAAGCCGAGAGTCATGGACTGCGTCCTCCATTATTCGTCGGACTGGACTCCCGACTCTCAAGGAAGCCGGGAGCCAGCCAAGGGGGCAGGGTGGTTGCGTCCTGCCTCCGGTCCACCACTTCCCTCGCGGGAAGCTCAAAGAAAGGGATGCGGACCCTCGGGGGCCTAGCGAACAACTCGAAGCGCTAGACCGGCAGTCTGAGATGCGGCGAAGCGACTGCGATCACCGAGGGTCCGCTGTGCCCCGGAGCTTGCGCGCGGCTCGGCGGGGAGGCGAAAAAATGCGCCCGGCTGTGGAAATGATTGCGACGACACAGCCGAGCGCTACACGAGATCGGGAACAGCGCGTAGTTAGCGGCTGGTCGCCTGATTCGTCAACCTCGAAGCCGTGGACATCAACCACGATTTGATCGCCTGGCGCTTCGCGCTGCCTGGATCGAGCTTTTCCATGCGATGGAGCAGATAGCCGCGCAGTTCGCCGAATTCATCCGCGCTGATCTTGCCGGCGTGTAGGTCGCGCGTCGCCATCCACATCGAGGCGTGCGCTTGGCGCAGGTTGTTCATCGGATAGCGCTCGATGATGCTGGTCATACCGCCTCGACCTTGTCGCCGCGCTCGCGGAAGTATTTGAGCAACCGATAACGGTGCCAACCAATGAGCCATCGAAGGATCGGCGCGGCCTCGATCACGCGGTCGTTTTCGAGCACCACGCCCGCGCAGTAGCGGTTAGTCGTGATCTGCGCCAGCACCGTCACGCGTCGCCCCGCATCACGTCGCGCACCAACTGCCTCGCTGCCGCGTCCATCGGCAACTCGTGCATGTCGATCATTCGGTTGCGCCAGCCGTGCCAAAAGGCTCGTCCTCGATTTGGTCCGGGCTCGGGGTCGCCGCGTTCGGCCGACCGATAACCTTCGAAGATTTCGGCAGGGTCGAGGCTGTCGAGATCGGCCTTCGTGTGCACGGGTTCGAAATTGGTCATTGCGGACTACAAGACGGCCGAAGCGTTTCCCAAGCAAGTCAGGACTGGAAGGCATATTCCCACCAAGAAAATCCCTATCAGGGCCTCGATGTCTATCTTCGGCGGTTGCAGCGGGGCGACGCCGACCGCCATCGCGAGCGCCACCAAGCCGTCGATGCGGCCCGTGCTCTTGCGCTTGCTCGGCTTCTTATTTTTTGCGTCGTCGATCACGATCACTGTATTCGCGACGCAAGATTTCAGCACCGGATGTTGGCCGTGACAGAGATTGTGGTCGAGCAGGATTTGCGAAAGCTCGCGCAGCGCCGGCGACATCGATTGGTAGCCCTGCCCAAACTCTACGAAGTGCTCTTTGATGGACGCCTCGCTGAAACCGGCTTGCACGAGCCACGGTTGGAGATGGCGAAAATTCCACCTGTCAAAGGCGAGCTTCTTGATCTTAAGCCGGTTGAACAACTCGCGCAGATGTTGCGCGACGTATTCGTAGGCCACCGTGCGGCCTGGCGTCGTTTGCAGATAGCCCTGCTTGAGCCATAGATCGTAGGGCGCGCGATCAACCTGCGCCTTTTGCTCGAGGCCTTCCTCGGGCAACCAAAAAGTCGGGTGCACTTGCCACTTGCCGTCGATCTTAGCGATCAACACGAGCGCCGTGAGATCGTTGACCTCGGCAAGATCGAGCCCAGCATAAACATCAGCGCCCTCAAGCGGCAGCACTTCCTCGCCGCAGGCATTCCACACATCCGGCGAGCAGAACGGGTTAACGACCTCGACCCTCTGATTGAGGATCAAGTTGCGATACTCCGATTCGCGTGCAGGCATTCGTTTGGCGTCGGCCGCCTGCGCCAGCACTTCCTTGATCGATAAAAACTCGCCGAGCGACGGGTTGGCGAGCGCGATCACGTCGGGGTCGAACGGATCCGCCTCGGGGGGCGCGGTGTAGAGTTTGCAAACGACTGCCGGGTCGTGGCCGGCGAGCGCATCATCGATCAGAATCGACAGCAAGTCCTGATCATTCGCGGCTTGCGTGCTGATGACTATCGAAAGGGGTTCCGCTTGCGCGCCGGTCGCGGTTTCGAGCGCCTCGTACAACTCGCTGCGGGGACCGCGCACGAGACCAAGTTCGTCGTGAACGACAAGCGCGGGTGATACCCCGTAAGCCGTGGTCGCTTCGGCGGATAGCGCCCGGTAGCGAGTGCCGAGATCAGGGCATGAAAGCGACTTGTTGCTTTCATGAATCAGAACGACCTGGCGCAGAACCGGATGTAGGCGGACCATCTTGGCCGCCAGATTGAACACCAGCGCCGCCTGATCCCTGCTTTGCGCGGCGCTGTAGATCTGCGAGTTCTTCCTTGCTTCCGGTCCACAAAGGTGGACGAGCAAAATCGCAGCCGTCAAGCTCGTTTTTCCATTCTTGCGTCCCACCGAGAGGATCGCGCGCCGCGTCTTGGCGCTGGGATTGTCGTAGATCGCCTCGATGAACTTCTTTTGCCATAGCAGCAATTCCATCGGTTGGCCGACCCGCGCGCCCTCGGGCGTAAGGCAATATTTGGTGATCCAGTCGATGACCTTGGTCGCGCGAGTGCCAGTGAGTTCGCCGTTCGCCGGCTTGACCTTGCGCGGCCGACCTCGTTTGCGTGGGGGCTCGTCGCCGTCTTTGTCAACGATGAAGTCGAGCATTCCGCGATTTTATCCTCTCATGCGTTTCTCTGCTTCGAAAGCGGGCGAACATGCGGACACTTCGGCTAAATCCTCATTCGTGAATGCACGCATCCCGAATCTGCGTCCACCGCTGGCACTCGGCTTTCCGCTACCACTATGACTCGGTTGATGTCTCGGTGCAGCCCTACCACCAATGATGTTGATGATCCCATTAGCTGTAGCTGAATCCGAAAGAACCCGCTGCCGTCCGAACTTGAGACGCTCCTTCTGCCGTCCAAGTTTAAGACGCTCGGAAACAACAACACCTTTCTGTGGGTTGATTCTTTGCATACTGATCGTGTGCGCTCCGCGCAGATGAAACTTGAACGGGCGAACTTTCTTGCCTTGGTCGAACAATACAAGTGCTGCTTGAGCGATGCGCGGCGTCAGATACACATAACGCACACCGCGCGCTGGATCACTAAATCGAATGGTCTGCAAATCAACGGTGACGTGAATGTATTTCGGATAGGCAACTTGAATCGCGCGCACGATCATGCACCGAAAGGCATCCCCCTTTATGGCCCCGTCGATTTCCGCCTCGCTAACGCTAACGCGCAGATGAGGCGCGCCCTTGAGCGGCTTGAGCGGCTTGGTTGATCGTTTCACCTGACGGTTCGGACGGTTTCGCTGTCGCTTGGCAACCATGTCTTGGGCCTCCTAAAGTGGATAATTATTTATCCACTTAAGAGAGGCTACCTGATAGGGCCTAGACAGTGCAAGCCAGTAAGAGAAAGCGCGTCACCCTTCCCAAGGCTTCGGAACGCTCAGACGTTGCCGAAGCGTCTGGTTGCCCTCGACCTGCTTGTTGCTCACTCGCGCCATCGGCGTCAACCGCAGGTCTGCCGACAATTGCCGGATTGTCCGGCTTTCACGCGCGTGCAGCGCCGACAGTTGCGCCGTCCCGAGGACCTCGTCCTCGCCCGCGCGCCCCTCAAGCGCCGCAAGGTAACGCTTCCAGAGCATATCCTCGGCCACGATGTGCC